GTGTACGTCCATAGATACATCCATAAACTTTTCTGCATATAGTGCACCATCATATACTTTTGTATCGTATAAGGCTCCTGTCTTTTTAATTACAGGTCTATAAAGGATACTCATTATCTCTGCCCACTTCTCATCTACACCAATGGTTTCGTACTTTGATATATCCACATAAGCACCATAAGCCATATTAGATAGGTTAGGTTCGAATCCATACTCTACACCATCTATCTTTATAAATCTTTTTAATGGATGTTCAGCTTTGTTAAAGAAACTCTCTAAATCCCTCTTAACCTTTACATAGGTGTCTATATCCATTTGGTTCAAGTACTCCACAGGAAAGTGGCACAGGTGATGAAATAAGCATGCTGTAAGGGCTTCAGGTTCATCTGCGTATGTTTCCATATCCTTTCTTAATGCTAAGTAATCTTTAAGTGTTACTGCTTCCCAACTTGTTGGTACTTTTAGTATTATCTCTTGTTTCATATTATTTTATTTTCCATAGTTTAACGAAATGAGAATCTCTGCCATCCCCTTCTGAATGTATTTCGGTATGTGTATTCTCTATATGTGTCATCAATTGTTTTTGTTTTACTCCACCTAAGAAGTTATGTAGCTCCATAACAATATACTTTACTCCACTTAATTCAGCATGGATTAAGAAATCATATTCAGCTCCTTCACAATCTATTTTTAACAAACCAACTTCTCTATCTCTTATAAGGTCTTTAAATGAAAGGGTAATACATTCTTCCCATTCTCCTTGCCATCCATGTCCATTTTCTCCATTAACAAACTCTTGCGTACCAAAGTTGCCTGATAGGGTATCATCCTCACCAGCCATATACTTCATTAATCTTACAACTTGTCCGCTTGTACTTCCAACTGCATTTCTACTATACGAACCATCATATCCATTCAATCTTATTTGTTCACAATTGTAAACTGATGGCTCTACTAAATGCCAATTATCAAATCTCCATTTCCATGCATTCCAAAATCCACCAACGTTAGCTCCAATATCTAATACCAATTCATCCTTTTGGATATCTACTGAATCTATTGGATATGCTTGACATTCTCTTGTCACAGTATCATACCAGTCAGCTGGTTGATTGTTTGCTATTAACTTTTCTACTTTCATATTATGCTTTATTTGATTTTGGTGTTGTGATTACCTTTCCTTCAGGTACTGCCCATTGTTCCGGATTAACTAATTCACCTACCATTGTAAACTCTGCATTTTGTACAGGCACATTCGTAATATCAATTGTGTTAATCTGCTTTTCTAATACTCTCCTCAACTTATTTGTAGCAGAGTTTCTTTGTTGGATAGTGGCAGATAGATAAGCTTTAGAAGCTTTTAGTTCTTCCATTATCTTACCATTCTCCGTTTCCAAATGATTGATGTATGCTGCCATTTCCATTATTTGTTCTTCACCTATTAAGGCTTCACCTATTTTAAGGTATTGTTTATCTTCCATATATTTTGTTTTATCGTACACTTATTACATATTTTCCTTTAGCCGTAGCTACATTACTTAATCTCATCATTGCTCCATAACGAGCTGCATCTATTAAGTGGTCCATACCACCTTCGGGGTTATCCGTTACATGCTGATGTTTATCCATAGCCCATTGATACGAATAGAATTCATTAATTAGATTCTGACATGTCTTAGGAATAAACAACTTATAGTTTTGTAGAACCTGAATACCAAAACGAATACTATCCTTACCTTTGATTACAGGCTTGGTATTGAATCCTAAACGATACAGCTCCTCAATCATTCTTGGGTCAGATGAATCGCACCATATCTCCCAACGATTATCACCTACTATTTCTTTTAGCTTATCAGCAATTTCCGTTGTCACCATTCCCTTTTCGTAGCAGTTCTCAACTAAGTAGATATCATTACCTTTACGGAACAGAGAAACGATTGCAGTAGGGTCTTGTGAGAATCCAAAGTCCATCCCTATACACACAAAATCTGCATCATCAGGCACCCATTCACATTGTTCAAATTGGAATATAGCCCTTTCATTACCAACGTATTCACCTAAACCATATACCTTCCATGCTTTTGGATTAGTATGCCTTAATTCTTCAATGGCTCTCTTTACTGAATCCTCTAAGTAAATGTTGTTCTTATATGTGGTGAAGTAACGTGTACACTCCTGCATCTGCCTTATCCAATGATATGGTGATATAGTAGGGTTGTAAGATAATATGATTGGACCTGTTGTACGAATTTGTAGCTGGAAATAAGATTCCTCATCTATTTCGTTTGCTTCCTCTAACCATAAGATACTACTCTTTAATCCTCTTAGCTTCTCTGCATCATCGGTAGATATAAATTGTATTGTACTATCATTATAGAATGTGTATATCCTATCGGTAATATTAAAATCATTTTCATTCCATACACCAATTAGCTGCATTACATCTTTAAAATCTTTCATAATGGTACGCTTCAAAGATGGTATTGTCTTTCGTACAACAGTCACTTCTTGCTTACTCTCTAAAGCCTGTACAATAATCCATTGTAATAATGCGTATGTCTTGCCACTTCGAGTACCACCAATGTGATGTGTTACACGTGTTGGTGAATTCTGCTGATTGGAATAAGTGATTGTAGTATTAATCGTTAGTTCCATTACTGCCGGTTTGGTTTATGTTTACTGTAATCTGATGTATTCTTTGTTCTACTTCAGCTCTCACTTCCGTTCTACTCAACTTAGGGATTGTATATTCTAATAGCTTAAATGCTAATTCTAATGCAGCTTGTGGGTCTTTCTTCTTAATCTCCTCCAAATCTTTCGATAGGGTTGATAAGGTATTATCTACTGCTCTTGCTATTGAAAGCTTAACCATCTCCGTAGAACGATTAACTGCTCCCTTTGGTCTTCCTTTACTTAGCTTATTTCCTTTTTCAAATGCCATTGTTATTTCCTGTTATTTAAACATTTACTTATATTTTAACACTCATATATAAAAATATATCTAAAGCCTATTTAAATGGATTATTTAGGTTATCTTTGAGATGCTTCTTTACCTTCTTACAATTAAGGTAGACTGTGGATTTAGATAGCTTTAGTTCTGCTGCTAACTTCTCAAATGTCATCTCCTTATCAAATGCGTACATCTGATATATTTTAGATGGTGCCCATAAACGAGTTCTTTCTAATCGTTTAAGTTCATCCACTACTTCGTTGTATGTGTTATCTATCTTCTCGTCTGAATCTATATTGTATTCTACTTCTACTTCATCATACGTGTCCGAAATTTGTACATTCCTTTTGCCGGCTTTAATCCTATTGTAAAACCTACTACTAATAAATGCGTGGCAGTACATTAAGTTGAATGAATCTAAATACCAAATAGCTGGATTACATTTCTCAGCTAAGTAAAGGTATAGTTCACCAATCAACTCATCTGCTACTTCCGTATCTTTACATAAATTGAAAGCAACTGCGATGAGCCATCCGTGTGATTTCCTATATAGGATGTCTAATCTCTTATTATTTTCGGTTTGTATTTTATTCACCCTTTTCTTTCACAAATTTTCTTAAGGTCTCCACACACTCACCCCAATGTCTTGCTGATGATTTGCATGAGCAAGGTTGGTTTATCTTCTCACCTCTGATACGATTACACCAACTCCAAAACGCACCCATTAGATGCTCAGGTAAATAACTCTTAATACCTTCTAACTGGCCTTTTAATTGTTGAAATTCTTCTAAGTTTAATGGAGTGTATTTACTCTCCCCTACGTTTGGTTTAATTTCTTCTGACATATATTATAATTTTATTCCGTTACACTCACCATCATAATCCTTATCGGTTAATTGGTTTAGCCATTCTTTTCTTTGGCAACATCCGCATGATTTGAATCCTAATAAATCAATTGCTATCCATTCTGATAATCTTTCACCAAACCCTAAAGTAAGGACGTGAATTAAGGCTTCAACGTAATCGCCTATTTTAATCCATTTCATTTTATTTAAGTTTATTTCTTTTTCTTTCAAACATTGCTAACATATTTTGTGAACGATTTATCGCTCTTAGATTAGTTAGGTTATTATTATGTTTATTACCGTCTATGTGGTCAATCTCTAATCCTTCATTGATTTTACCAACGTATGATTCATATACTAATCTGTGTCCCCTTCTCCATAATCTCCTTTTATCTTTACCAGCTCCTACGAATAGTCCGTAGTATAAATATCCACTTGGGTGTGTGCGTGGTTTAACCAATCTTAATTCACCTGTTTTATTATAGCGTGGTGATACTTTAGTACTCCATATAGTACCATCATCTTTAGCGTAATAATCTTCGATTCCTTTAATTTCTTTCATAGTTTTAATTTTGTGACATAAAAAAGCCAGCCCCTAAATGAAAAAGGGCTGGCATAATATAAGGTAAACACGCAGCGGAATAAATAAAATGGCAGTTCGATAAAAGACCGCTGCGGTTATACATATAACAATTGATTGTGTTTTTGTTTACCTTAATTCTTTTGTACATCGTTTACGTTAATAATTTGTGTGTTTATCTTTTCAGTTGCTGCATCTATTAGTGCCTGCATATCCATATTTTCTAATACGAATAACATTTCTTCGTGAGTTATTTCTGAAGTAGATTTCTTTAATAGTCTTTCCAACTTCTCTTTCTTACTTTCTTGCATTTTGTTTTAGTTTTACTTTATCAATTATAATTTCTCTACCAATTGGGTCCAGCTCTATTGTTTGCAATTCTTTTTGAATATGCTGGGTAGGTTTAATAGTTGCTATGTATTCATTCATACTTTCTTCTAGCTTCCTTTTACTTTGTGAATATTCCCAAGCTTCTCTTACTGCTTTCTCATCTACACCTTTAAACTTTGGCATCT